GTCACCCTCAAAGCCCAACGTCGCCGAGACGATGTTACTCTCCGTGGACCCATCGAAGACCCAAGCCTTCTCGGTGGCGTCGTAGGTTACGTTGTTCTCTGTCACCGTAATTGGACCCGTGCTGAGATCGGTGGCCGTCGAGCCCTCCGCACCATCCAAGTAGAGCTTGTAGCCACTCACCGCTGGGGTGTTGTATTGGGACTTGATGGTGACATCCACAGAGGTGTCCCCCCCAATGGCCACAAACTCCGAGTCGTCCTCACTGATGCCGTAAAGATCCCACCCTGCGAGGCTGGTAATTCCACCGTCATTACCGTTAGCTTTTTGTATAATAAGTCTATAGTACTTATAGTAAGCTACTGTAGATGGCACAATTCCAAAATTTGTCGCAGAACCCTCTGCCCAATTTGAAATTCCCACACCCGGACCCTGGTTTGAATTTACATCCCCCCCGGGTTCTGCCGTAACTAAGTCGAAAAAACTAATAATTTCCGTCCACGTTGTTCCGTCATTACTCCCCACAATTTTACCATTCCTTGGTGAACGATGTTGATCATTAGTTCCATTGGGTGGATATCCATATGTTGATGTTAACTTAAATGCTTTGGGGGTTTGAAGTTGCACCCATTCACCAGGAATAGGATTTCCATCTACACTAGTACTCTCCAATCCATTATATAAACCAACCTCGACCGATGAATTATATAAACTACCCGCAGACAACCATATATTATTATTACCCCCCGTTGGTGTATCATCGTAATGCGCTGTATATTTTTGATTGAACAGAACCCATGGTTCAGAGGTAGCATAATATTGTGAACTCGCACTCGCCACGTAACCAAGTGGGGTGGTGTTAGAGGTCATCGGGAACCCTGGGAACTTCCGGGGTGTGGGGGTGGATTGGTCCCCTCGACCGTGGGGACCACTTTCTGCAATTAGATTTGTGGGACTGACATCCGAAACACTTCCACCACCCACATACGACCACCGGTTGCCATTGTAAAATTGTAGTTTATCTATAGTTGTATTAAGTCTCACCATTCCAGTAATACCGGTGGCTGGTTCTTCCGCTGTGGTACCCGAGGGCAAAATCATCGCGTCCGTTTTGTTAATGTCTAGGGTCGCCCTAGGTTGTGTGGAACCTATACCAACTCTACCAGTTGTGGTATCTACATAGAGATTCGCTGTGCCAATCTCGGCGTTCGAGGTGGTCACCAGACCTAGGGTGGGGTTGGTGGCTTTGATCTGACCCCCAACTTCGATGTTAGAGGTTGCCACCAAACCTAGGGTAGGGTTGGTGGCTTTGACCTGACCCCCGACTTCGATGTTCGAGGTCGCCACCAGACCTAATGTGGCGTTAGTGGCCTTGACCTGACCCTGTACATCAACATTGGTGGTTGCGGTTAAACCCGTCGTTATGTTTGAGAATGTCACAGTTTGACTTGTGCTACTCCCGACATTGACGACATTTTCAAGTCCGTAGGCTGGTGTTAAGTTAATAGTTCCCAAAGTTAGATTGTGTGTCAAGGTATTCCCCACGACATGGAGGACATTTGAAGATGTGGTGTCAACGTGAAGGTTTGAACCTATCGAGAGTTCCCCAGTTGGACCCGTGTTAGAAATACCCACGACCGACGTGCGGAGGGTGGCATTCGTAATGTCAAGGAAACCTTCTGGTGTTCCTATTGGCATTTAATATAGGGTAAGAAATGATTTACACGTTATTAAATGTGAGTGGGCCACACCGGGTTTTCTGGATCGGTAGTCTCCGAAGGTAGGTTCCTTAGAGCCTGGCGATAATCTAGCCACCCCTGCTTTGTGGCCTCGTCGGGGTGGGGGTAGTCAGCTACGATATACTTATCTGTTTGGGTGAGGAGAAGATCACGTTTCTTCCTAAGGTTTTTCCAGGCATTCTCAACTTTCAGGTCCCCCGCCTTTTTAATAAGTTCCTCTTCTGTTGGTTTGGGGGTGTCTGGATCTTGCCAAGTTAAACCACCGTAAGTATACCCATTCAATTTCCATTTAGAAGTGGGATATAAACTTACAAGTGCACTGGTGATGTCCGCCATTATTATAGTTGCCATATTTTTATTGAGCTAATTCGAGGGCACTTTTGTAGGATACACCAATTTCTACATTATCTCGACCGTCATTTCCACCAACCGCACCGTCGTCCTCGGTCCTATTTACATAGACTGCCTGAAACGAAGAGTTATTCGCATCATGTGTATACAATTTATATGTTATAAAGTTGGTCGTTTTTGGTTCATCTACCCATTTTATATTCATGTTAGCCATAGTACTATCGAAATTTAAATCATACAGGCCAGCAGCGATACCATTCCAGTGGTTTACACCCACAGTATTATTGTAACCAATGAGCTCATTATCTCTATAAATTCTATATACTCTGTCGTGGATAATTTCAGCACACACGTTCCAATGTAAGAGTATTTTTGAATTTACACTTTTGGGTTTTATCGTAATGTCAAATACTTCCAAGTGATTATCGAGTGTCGCGGGATATGTGACTATATCGTGAACATTTTCAACGACAGATTGTACAACAACACCATGTGCATACATGTCTCCATTTACATGGAGTTTATGTTGGGCCACACTGGTTCCAATTCCCACATTTGAACTTACGACGAGTTTCGAAGTCCCCACTTCCAAATTGGAAGATACTGTGACGTTCCCAGATACTGTAAGATTTGAGGACATAATCGAATTACCGGTGACCCCCAAGTCTCCCAAATAAACAGATTTATCACCTACCACCAATGAAGATACCGAAAGTTCCGCACCTTCTATTATACCCGTTTGAAGTGTAGCGTCACCAAGATCTAAGTTGTCCTGAGGTGTCTCAACAACCATTTAATATAGAAGAAGAAATGATTTATTGTGTTATTTCTATCGCAGATACATAGGACACACCAATTTCGTAGTCGTTCGTTCCAGTGGCACCTAGTGGTCTATTCAAATAAAATATATTGGCACTGGTGCCATCCGATTCATGTCTATACAATTTATATGTTATGGGGTTGGTAGTAGCCGGTACATCAACCCAATTTATAGTTACTCTATGTGGTGTTGAACCATTATCTACATCGGCTGGTACAGTTACAACACCATTCCAATGATCTATAGTACTTCGAGTATTATTATAACCAATTAATGTGGTGTTCCTGTAAATTCTAAACACCGCATTGTGGAAACTTTCATGTACCACATCCCAATTTAAAAGTATCTTGGAGTTTGCAAACTTTGGGGTTATCGTAATATCAAGTGCATCTATATGTAAATCAACAACAGCTGGGCTATAAGCAATTCGATCGTGAACAAGTGATGTAACAGTTTGAATAGTTATATCTCGCGCATAAAAATCTCCATTTACATGAAGATTGGTCACGGGTGTATCTGTTCCAACACCAACCTTCCCATTCTGTGTATTTACAAAAAGATTGGAGGTGGTTCCAACTGTCAAATTTGAAGCTATTTTGGTGTCGCCAGAGACTGTCAAGTTTGAGGAGACTGCGGCGTTCCCTGTGATTTCCAAGTCCCTCGAAACATCGGTGTTTCCTTCTACTACAACCGAATTGACTATATTTGAGGATAATGAAATATCTGTGGTCTCTAGAGTATTAACCCTTACAGTGGCATTCTTAATATCAAGTATACCCTGTGGCACCCCGACAACCATTTAGTATAGGGGGAGAAATGAATTATTGGGCTAATTCTGTAGCCATCTTGTAGGACACACCATTTTCATAGTTGCCCGTTCCACTAGAACCAAATGTTCTATTCAAATAAAATGTTGTAGATCCACCCCCAGAATCATGTAAATATACTTTATATATGATGGGATCTGTTGTATTTGGTGTATCTACCCAACTTAAAGATACATTGTTGGGGGTTGAGTTTTCATCGCGGTCATAATGAGCTGGAGCGATACCATTCCAGTGATTCACACTAGGATCTTCTGTATTATAACCAATGAGTGTACCCCCCCTATATATCCTATATACAGAGTTATGGTGAGCTTCACCATTAATCGTCCACTGTAAAAGTATTTTTGAGTTTGCAAACTTTGGTCGTATCATGACATCTAAACAATCTATATGTTTGTCTACACCACCGTATGTAGTTATTCTGTGCACATTTTCAACAATTGTTTGGATGGTGGCACCGGGTGTATAAAAATCACCATTCACGTGGAGTTTGGCTACGGGGGAATTGGTCCCAATACCTACATTTCCGGAAACTTTATCTACAAAGAGGTTTGCCGTGCCAACCTCCAAGTTCGAGGAAACTGTGAGTTCACCCCCGATTGTTAGGTTCGAGGAGACTGTGGTATTCCCACTGACCCCAAAGTCCCCAGAAATTGTTGTACCTCCATCAATCACCGGTGGGTAAGTCAACTCTGATGACACCGTGACATTGGTGGCCTCTATCCGTTTTACCCTCAATATGGCATTCTTGATTTCCAAGTTGTTTGCTGGTGTATCAAGGACAACCATTTAATATAGGGTAAGAAATGATTTACCTGTTATTAAATGGGGGCGTACAAGTCCTACGGACTTGGCTGGACGGGCCAAACAGGGTTCTTGGGGTCCTCAGTGGTGGTTGGGAGGTCCCTTAGAGCCTGCATATAGGTGGCCCAAGCCTCTGGGACTGGGGTCGATGTGGAGTACGCCTTTAGGGTCACCCAATCCACTGCTTGGAGCCTCCTATCACGTTCTCTTCGTAATTCTATCATGGGTATTTCTAATTGGAGTTCTTTCCACTTTTCTTCGAGTTCTTCGAGTGTTGGTTTTTCGTGATCTTCATCAAACCAGTATATGCTATTATATTCATTGACGACTAAGGTATATTTCATACCAGAATATTTTTGGCTGAGTAGCAGGTGAAGGTCCATTATATTAATTACAATAGAAACTAATTGTGTCTAAAGAAACATAGCCGTTGCTACCCGTATTAAAATGTACATCACCATTTAACTTCACATCAACACGCCCAAAGGCATTATTAGCGACAACCGCAAATATGTGCCAGTTCGACGGCCTGTATCCTGGTGGTAACCTAAAAATAATTCCACTACCACCCGCACACAGACCCTTTAGATGAACTCTACCTGTTAAATCTTTACAATAAGATGGGAAGGGGTGGGTATATTGGCCGCTATTGTAATGTTGCCAACTATTAAGTAAATTTGCTCTTTTCCACGTTGGAGCTATTCCTCTCACATCTAGGACAGCTTTTGGTTCTGTAGTCCCAATTCCCAGCCTACCACCTTTGAAAGTTATCACATCAGGGATCCCTTCAAAGAACGCTTTCTGGTATGCGTATAATTCCCATATCTCATCAGCTGATAGAGGGTGATCATAGAGACGAAAATTTGCGATTGAACCACTGAACGGGGTGCCACCTTGGTCATCGTCACCAATCATTAGATTATGACTCGCCGAAAAATTAAGTGCAATTGTACTGCGTGAACCTGGTCCAACTCCAGGTTCTAATTCAATACCATCTGAGTACATCTTTTTACTCCTGTGAAGTCCTTCGCTATTGTTGTTCCCAATAGCTCCTACACCAGAATATACAAATACCCAGTGATACCACTTATTTACCTCTGTGTGGAAGGCAAAACCTGTATCGTGGGAACGAGAATACCAGTTTACATATCCAGAGCTATTAAATCCTACACCCGATGCGGTCGCGGTTGTACTGGCACTATCCCCTATTCTAAACAATCTTTCATCATTCGTAACTTCAGAGTTATTATTATTCAACTTAATCCAAAGACTAAATGTATGAATTTTATCACCAGTAAATCCTAATGCTGGTGTTGTAATTTTGTCATCCACCCCATCGAAGGTGAAGGCCTTGTAGGTGGGGTCAAAACCAACCCCACCTGTTTGGGTTCCGTGCCATCCATACCCACTTTTGTCTAAAATTCCATTAGCACCCGCGAAATCACTTGCTTCTGAGTAGTCCTGTCCATCGTAGTACACATTGGAGAAGTCTGCCTTTGGGACATTTGGGGTGGTGCGTAAAACAATATCTGTTCCAGTTGGATTCAATGTATTTATTGGTGAACCATAGTATCGAAGTTGTCCAATGGCTGCAGCATCGTAAACAGAGCCAGACGTGGCATGAATTGTGTTTGTAACCAATACTATACTGCTATATACTGGTTGTACTGTCCCAATTTTCTCATGATATGGATTACTTAGACGTTGAGGTTGTGTCGTGAAGTTTTTAATGAGTGTCCAGTTTGTAGAATCATTTGAGCCATAAAGATATACATTTTTGGGAAATCCATCCGTATTATCTCTAGCCTGTTCATTTCGCATTTCGATAGTTAGGGCTTCCAATGATATAGCATAAGGCATGTCCAACTGTATCCATTCCCCTAGGGCAGACCCTGTATGATGTTGTCTGTTTAATAATTGAGCACCAGTTGACGTACTGTATGCACCCGAGCCGAGACCCCCAACCCACCCACCCGCATTGTTACATTTATCAAAGGCAGCCCAGGGACCATACACGCCAGTATTCCCTCCGAATGAAATACTGGCATTCACGGTATATCCATCCACGGTTAGAGTATTATTTAAAGCAGCTCGAGGTTCCTCATTCACGTAGTCCCTTGTGGACAACTTGTACTCCATGACGACGTTGGAGTTCGATTTAATTTGGGAAACATTTGAGACCTGGTCAAAGTTAATTGTGGGTATGTTACCAAAACTGAAATCGGTAACTTCACCCACGCTCACGACACCAGAGATGCTCACGTTCCCAGAGACGCTCGCGTTCCCAGAGACGCTCGCGTCACCTCGAACATCTAGAGTTGAGGTGGGTACGTTGGTCCCTATACCAACATTGGAGGTGGTCGTATTCACAAAGAGATTGCCGTTACCAACCTCAATGTTCGAGGTCGCGTCAAAGCTCTTCGTGGGGTTGGTGAACTGAATCATATCGTTGGTGACATTGCTTACCCCCGTGATAGACTGAAGACTGTAGGCCGACTGGAGCCGGACTGAGCCAACCTTGAAGCCCTCGGCGTGGACGTTACCAGTCACCCTGAGGGAGGCGTTCTCCAAATCCAAAAATCCATTATTGCCTTGTATGGACATTTAATATAGTGTAAGAAATGATTTACATGTTATTAAATGTGGGTGGGCCACACCGGATTTTCTGGGTCCACGACTGTAGCTGGGAGGTCCCTAAGGGCCTGGCGGTAGGTTGCCCAAGCCGTCTTTGATTCTGGGGAGGCGTGGGGGTAGTCCGACACGAAGAGGTAATCACACTCGGCAAGGCGACGGTTCCTCTCAGCCCTAAGTGTATCGAAAGCCTTCTCATGGAGGAGTTCCCTAAGTCGCGTCTCAACCTCCTCCTTGGTCATCCTCTCAGATTCCGGAATGTCCTTCCATTGAATATCTTCATAACGGGGGGTCCAAAGACACCAGGGTCTACCCGGATACCGTTCTCCTAATACTTTTAATAGACTCATATTCTATGAGGATAAATAAAATCCATTAAATTTGTTATGAAAATGATGCAAATCACCATTTTGTAACCACACATCTAAGGTATCACCAACCTCCAAATCAATTATAATACTATTACCTACATGACTATACTGCGTGTCGCCGCTACCAGTAGGATCGCTATATGAACCGTGAACTGCCCCCGAATTTGCTTGATTTTTACGGAATGATAACATTAATGAGCCCGCCGAGTTGATCCTCATCGCTTGATACGTAAAAAAATAACATCCTGCAATCGGAGCTGTAAATACACCCGTATTGGGGTCATAACCAGACCCGCGATTCATTAACACCATATCCCAAGGAATAACCTGACCCTGGTTCAATTCATGTGCCGAGCACGCAACACTGAAAAATACAGGGTTTTGGGCAATGAGAGCTGCCTCAACGTTTAAAGTTTTAGTGCGTTCTTTCCACGCATTTTCTTCGTAAATTATTATAGCACCGGAATCACCTCCTCTGGCTTCGGAATGAGGTACGCCCCCAACATAGACATTCCCATCATTTGAACATGCCGTACTAAAACCCAAACTGGCGCTGTTGTTGTACGCGTTTCCCCCAAAAAATTTCTTAGTTTGGTTCCACACGCTATTGATTCTGTCAAAAACCACTATAGAACCACCATCGACCCCAGAACCGACCATATTTGGATGATGATCGTCCTTGGCGCCAACTATAATTCTATCCCCACTTTGACTCATGGATACATGCCAACCGAACAAGTCTGAGTTATTCCCATCGTTATCTCGGAGTAGTTGGGTCTCCGTCGTCGGCCAAACACCACCAGATTTTACATATATATAGACAGCGCCCCTATTCGATCCCGTGGTGTCATTACCCCATGCACCCGCGACAATAATAGTTCCATCTCCAGATATTGCGACACTATGACCTAAAAGCATATCGCCACCTGTTGCAAAATCCGATGCCCACATTTTTTTGGTTTGTGTCCACGTTCCAGAGCCCCTCTCAAATATAAAGAGAGCACCTTCGTCTGTAGCCACATTATCATGGTGAGACGCACCAACAACCAATGTGTACCCATCATCTGAAAGAGCCACAGATCTACCAAAATAACTATCAGCGTCATTTTCTGCCATTGTTATTTTTTGTGATTGTGTAGAGGGCCACGTTCCCCCAGATTTATGGTAAATGTATGCAGAACCCTGGTCAGCTTGATCATTAGCATGTTCGCGCTCGGATCCCACAACGATAACAGAACCATCACTTGAAATACTTGTACTTGCACCGAAATAGTCGCTGTCCGCCGCGTCACTGGCGTATAATTCTTTGACTAAATTCCACACCCCCGCGGTTTGTGTATAAACGTATGCTCTTCCACTATTTGAGACACCTACATCTGTATAAGGTGCTCCAATAACAAGCGTTGAACCATCTCGAGACATGCTCATGGTAGAACCATTCCAGTGGCCCAAGTGCTGTTGATTCGTAGCATCCCGATTTATTTGATACACGTACCATTCCCCTAACGTATTTTTTTTCCAAAATAAGACGGAACCCTTGTCCGTACTAGGATTGTTATCATGGGTAGCCACCGAAGCAACTATAGTTCCATCCCCACTCACCGTGACAGCTCTTCCTAGGTAGTATGCACCAGGGCTAGTGTCCCCCAGTGCACTTTCTTCAAAAAACTTAAAGGTCTGCTTCGTGTAGGGTACCGCATTCTCCCCGACACTCATGGTAACCTGTTGGAGGGCGTTGGCTGTGTTGAGCATCATGATATTCGAGGAGGCCACTAGGGAGGTCGTGGGGTTGGTGAACTGCACCGTTTGGGTGGTGGTGTTCCCGACATTGGAGACGGATGCCAGGTCGTAGGAGGGAATCAATTCAACCGCCCCCAACTTGAGACCATCTGCGTGGACGTTCCCTGATACCTTTAGAGATGCATTTGGAATTTCCAGAAAACCTTCAACACCCTCTAGAGACATTTAATATAGAGGGAGAAAAGAAACTCTGTACTCAACCACAATGATAGGTGCACCCCACAAAGGCCGCTGTGTATACCACATTGGCTTGATCGGTCTCTACACCCGAAGCGTCTAGGTACCTCACCTTGTACCCCGGTTTCATCCTGTCTGTATCTTCCCATTGGATTGAGCCCTTCTCATCTAGGAGGTTTCCACCCCTTTTAATTTGGTAGTATGTAGTCAATGTGGTGTCGGAGTATGTGTTTTGTTCCTCTGTGGCCAAGTTGGACCACTCACCCTCCGTGAGGACCACGTTCTCCTCGTTGATGTATTGGGTCTCCGTCGTAGAGGACCTATTGTAGGCTGTGAGGTTACTCCAAACATCCTCCGTGACCGTCGTCAAAGTCTCGACCTTCTTTGGGGCCCGAACAGCCACATTCGATCCCGTGAAGTCGCAGTCCATCGTGACTTTGGCCACCGTATAGTTTGCGAGGAACTCACCACTTTGTTTCTCACCATACCCCGCGACGTTAGAGGTCGTCACGTAGTCCCCAGACTCTAGGGGTCCCCCGGTGTTGATCACCCAAAGGGCACCCTCCCCTAGGGAGTTCACGACAACTCTATTGTCACCGCGCACCTTGGGTGTTTCAGAAATCAACCCACCCAAGTTTTCTATACGACTATCCCCACTCTTTTCAATTTTGGAAACCACCCCAAAGCAGCTTTTATCTTGGGAGGTCCCAGATAGACTTACCACTGGGAGGGACTCGTCGATGGTAATCCCATCTGACCCCGTACTGAGACCACCGTTCATCTTGATGTACTGATTTTTATTAGCCGATACGATGAGGCCCTCCCCCATGGGACCCTCGGGGACACAAAAGTGCTGCCCCGTGAAGGTGTCTATCGTCGACGCAACCGCCCTCATGGCTCCACCAACATCTAAAAGTGCCCTTGGTTGATGGGACCCTATAGCTACAGCTGTATGCTCAAAATTTACCTGGTTCCCAATCCCTTTCCGCCCCAAATCGTACAGTTGCTTCACCTCACCTTCGTTTAGAGCAGAATTGTACAGGCGTATACCAGACATTCTACCCATGAAGTCCCAACTCCCTCCATCAATTAAACCACCAAAACGGATAGTGTCAGTGTTGACGCCCTCCATATCTTCAATGTGGAGTGGGGGTGGAAGTATCCCTTCTAAGTTAACGTATTCTTGAACCAACTCTATCCCATCAACCCATATTCTTCGTCCACCGAAACCCGTATTACCGTTATACACACCTACAATATGATACCATCGTGCTGTTTCTATGGTAAAACGGTAACGTTGATAATTCCCACCAAACCACCAGTAAACAAAGCCGTCGTCAATTCTTATAGTAGAACTCCGTGTATTTGTAGTCCAACTATCTCCCATACTGAATACCGCTTGGCTATTAGTAGAATTATGTCTATAAAACCACAATGATACTGTATGTTGGAAATTACTATGAAAAATATAGTCTGGTATGGTGACCCCATCGTTTCCAGCCTTTAAATTCACATTTATACAGTCATCAGAGGTATCAAAAAACCATGACTGATCAGCGTCATCGAAATATACTTGACCTTCATAGTCTCCATTAAATCTCTGCCCACTTGTATCTATCGCGGTCTCATTTGCATGGCGTCCGTGAACATTTAACGATGAATCATACTCAATAATGAGTTGATCGCGTCTTGGAACTTTATTATTCCCCAATTGTGGTCCAATTCTTGGCACATTTAGGGACTTTGTTAGAAGTAGTTCACCGTCATGGAGAGTTGAATATTCTTTCTCTGGGGGGACGGCGACACCCCTATATCGCATATTTCCTAACAATAAGTGCCCTGTACTTCCAGATAGATGAGTTATGTGAAGGCGGATTAATTTATATCCCGTATCACTCATAGGGAAATGTTTGCTTGTATGATGTCTCCCACCGGAGAAATCTTGTTCAGTCCAACCTGAAAATGTATAAATAATTGCCCACGTTTCACCATTATCGTTAGAACCGAGGATATAACCAGCTCCCGGCATAGAGTCTCTATGTTCACGACCATAGGGAGATAACTCAATTTCATTGAGTCGAACTTTATATGGGCATTCAAGTTGAATCCATTCACCAAATGAATCACCCACACCGGGTATATTTGTAGTCCGTGGGGTCACTGGATTAGCGTGAGTTTCAAGCGCTGCAAATGGAGTTGTGGTACTGTAAATACTACTTAATGAATGAAAATAATACCCCCTATCTTGGTCAATGTTTGGTGTATTTCTGAATGCTCTATACGGACGATATACACCGGCGAAGTTCAATTCGTAAAGAGACCCACTCGTCACTCTAAATGTACCATTCCCTGGAAATCTGGTACTTTCAGCATCCATTGGACCTGGGGGAAATACACTAGTTCCCCTGAAATCGATGGTTTCATCTGCTACTGTTAGTGCACCCTTGGGCTCTGTCGTCCCTATCCCCACCCTCCCCTTGTAGAACGTCACCGAGGACTTGGCGAGACCAAACTGGTCTTTCTGGGCATCCCAAAGTTCTTCCACTTCCTCGGGTTGGAGGTACTTATCGTAGACCCTAAAGTTTGCAATCTTTCCATCGAAGGACCCACCCACCCGGACCTCTGGGGCGGCTGGTAGGTGGAGAACTTCAGATACCGGTGTACCAAAGAATCTGATATTTTCTATATGAATGTAGGCAGCCGTTGTTGTAGCGATTTTGGTTATGACCATAGCATATATTTTATACGCCTTTGTAGTTGTATCGGCATCATGAGATGATCCAAAATCTTGTCCGCTCGCGGTTCTACCAGTTACCGATAAAACTTCGGTCCAGTTAATATCATCGTTTGACCCGTACACTTTAAAGTCTTTAACGTGATTCGGGTCGTTGTCAACGAGATTCATTCGTGTTAAGATAAATGGTTGAGGACATTTGAGTTTTATATATTTACCATAATCGGTGTTAGATGCTAGACGCACACCAGACGTATTTGTCTGTGAGTATATGCCATCACTAATGGGATACCCGTCATTATTTGCAGTTATCCACCAAGCAACGGGACCAGCGTATTGAAAGGCATTATGGGCAGGGAAAGATTCGCTATCATCATACGCTAACCCCCCTGCTGAAACTATGTACCCCCCCTCTTCGTAGTCCCTCATATCAAAGTCTGGAAACTGCTGCTCCCTTTCACCGAAGTATTGGAGGGAGTTAATCGCCGCGTACGATGTCCCCCCAATTGGACCAACACTTTGAATAACAATCGCCCAGTATTTATAAAAATTATTCTTATATGTTCCAGTCATAAATATCCTACCAAGATTGGGGTCGTAATTTGTTTGTCCAGAAACCTGGTGTACGATGTCCCAATTGGAATCGTCATTACTCCCGACGATAGTATAGTTGAGGGGCATGTGATGAATATGATCTTCCTTATTGTGAAGTCTGTATGATTCCATACGAATGCGGTATGGGAACTTTAGCTTAAGCCACTGACCAATCAGCCCACCAAGTCCCTCGTTGGGATACGCCGCGGTATTATGAGCTCCACCTGTGAGGTACCGACTTTCATGGGACAACCAACTTTGGTACGCGGCTTTTTCCTGATAATGTGCATCAAATGCATCCCATTCTCTCCACTGTCCATTGCTATAATATGAACTCGTCGTCACATGATGTTCCTCTTGTATCGCGGCACTCATCGCAAATTGTGGATATCTTTTAATTCGTTCAGTTTTGTAGATGTACTCTGTTCCAATTTGAAGGCCATCCAGGTATGCAGTTTGATATTTACCCTCCCCCCCATATGCATACACGAGGTGATGCCATGTGTTTGAGGTTAGAACGCGATCTTCGCTTAATGGTTTCTTCCATGCTAAAAGTTGATTCCGCGTTGTGGAAATTTTTGAGCAGGTGTTACCTTCGGGTGTTTCTGTGCCTATAACAAATAGAGAGCTGGTCTCCACATTTGTGTGTAAGTTTGACGCGTTCAACCACATAGACACAGAGTGTACATTTGTGGTAAGGCTAATTGCGGTAGAATGTATATTACTTTCCGTAGAGCCATCGAGCACCCAACTTTTATCGGTGTCGTCATAGGTGGTGTTATTTTCCGTCACTGTTAGGGTAGAACCACTGACGAGGTCGGTCGCTGTAGAACCTTGATTTCCGTCGAGGTAGAGAGAGAGACCTGTTGTCGCGGGTGTATTGAATACAGATTTAATTACTGTATCTACGGATGTATCACCGGTGGTGGTAATCGAGTTGATAACTGTTTCTTCTCTACCATAATATTCAAGTTCTGCTATACAGAGCGCTGTATCACTCACAGTCTTTTGAACTGAAATTACATAGTAATTATAGGCTGTGGTCAAAGTAGATGTTGGCGAGTATGTTGAACCATAATCATAGGTCGGTATGACCCCAGTTTCACTAATCAATTCAACCCAAGTAGAATCATCGTTGGAACCAAATATTTTGAATGTGGAGGGTGCATGGTTTCCAGAGCTCTCTTTTCGTGGTTTAATTTTTATGTGATCGAGAATAATTTTTTTGGGTAGTTTGAGTTTCAACCATTCCCCAGTTTCACCAGCGATAGACGCGGCTGGGGTGTGTGAGTAGAGCCCACCACCACCATTATATAGAGCGGTAGTCCAGTTGTTAACTGTTCCATATCCCGCAATCCACCCAAACTCATTTTCATGGCGTCCACCAAACGCTTCCCAATTTGCAAAATGATCTTCTGGAAACGCTGAACTACTTGATGTCACGACGTGTCCCTGAAAATCTGAACCCTCTAATAAAATATCTGGATATTTTTTGAGTTTGGGGTACGTTTGGACGACTTGGGTTCTTTCATGGGGGCTCACCTGTTCAAATATAGTTTCACCCCCAGTTAGGGTTGGTATGGCTTGTATGACCTTCCCCCCATCGACTGTGAAGGATTCCGCGAAGAGTTGCCAATCTGAGAGGGCGACGTTGGCGTTATTCCCAGAGACCTTGGTTGTCACTATAGCGAATCTCCTATAGGACGCTGGTGCGTTAACGACAACTGTTTGGGTGTCTGAAACTGAGGAGGGAACGACATTTTCCCAATGTTTCAACTCTACCCAATTTGAGTTATCGTTACTGGCGTAGAGGTTGGCACTCCCGGGGTAGGCCTCAACTGAGGATGGGGTGAGTTTCATATGACGGAGGACTGTTTTGTAGGGGAGGTAAAGGGATAACCATTCACCTTGTTGGGTAGACCCAGCAAGTTGAACGGAACCCGCGTAGGCGTTGGAGGCCCCCGTGTAGGTATCGTCACCGACCCAAGCCACAGAGGTACTCCCATCGAAGGCGTTCCATGTGTTTGACCCGGTAGCCAGATTTGAGGTTGTGAGGGTGTAGGTGCCATGGTTGGTCACCGTAGTGCTGTTAGCAGATAGGGTAGATGGTGGTTGTTTGGACACGACGGCCAACCTATTTGAGAAGAGACCCGCCGAATCCAACAGTTCCCCGGTGCTTTGGTCGTAGGTCACCAAGTTTGCTGCGACATCTGCGACGCGGAGGGTGTCTACGAAGACGTTGGCGTCAAACTTTAGGCGTCCACCAGTTTCAAGGTTTGAGGTGGCGTGGAGGTTCCCGGTGATCGCGGTGTTCCCGAGGACTTCCAGATCCCCCGATGTTGCGGTTATATTTCCACCAACTAAGATGTTTGCAGTTGTTTGGAGCCCCGTGGTGGGATTTTGGAGGATGATAGTATCTGTGGTTGTATTGTTCTCCCCAGTCACATGGTTGAGGCCGTGGGACGCGACGACTGCAAAGTTCCCCAATATGAGGGTATTCGCGACTGAGACGTTCCCGACTACGGAGAGAACATTAGATCCTGTATCTTCGACATGGAGGTTGGACCCCACACTGAAATCGTGTGAGGGAGACGAGTTCTGAATTCCGAGATTCCCCTCGAAAAACTGAATATTCGTGCTGACCATCTCTGTTGATATAAGGGTATAAAATAAATAATTGTGGAGTTACTAGTATAAGAAACTTATTTCATCGGAACCACCCTTTGTAATTTTAGAAACTTTGCCGTCACTGTGTTGTGAAACATATTCGATAAACAGATTATAGTTTCCTTCGGACGTTAAATCGATAGTTGGTTTGATAAATACAGTAGTTGTGTTACTTGTAACCACTGACGACCATGGATTTGTATTTGTGTTCCCAAATACGGCGGCTGGACCTCTTGCTACATCTAACGGGGTTCCACCAGTTCTATGTCCACCACTAACTTCTATAGACATTGTGCTAATTTCATTATCAGCGTGGATAAGGTGAGCCACGATCTTGGCATAGAACACGTGTTGGGTGAAAACGACCCCTATAGTTCCATTTGCTATACTAGTTCCGTTTGCGATGGTATTCGTATAACTATAGGTTTTTTTACTCACACCACCGGGATTTGTGATTAATCCCTTTACGTGGAACAATTCTGAGTTTGCTAATTCTTTTCGTATACTTGGAAGTTGATAAACTTTCGCATAACCAGTGACGTCAGCTGAACCATTTTTCCCCGAACCTACAATAAAAGTTTTCCCATTATTGGATATTGAAACGAACGTGGGATCGGTATTGTTCAGAGTTGAACCAACCTGATTCCATGACCCCCCAGTGTATTGGTATACTTTCACTGCCCCGCTAAAGTTTGTCACGTCTTTGTTATTTTCGGTAAGAACGAGGTGGGTACCATCACCTGATAAGGAAACACCAGTTCCAAGATAAGAATTGGAGCCACCAAGTATATCAGAACCAATTTGAGACCAGGACGTTGTGCCACTATTGTATTCCCAAACATTGACACGTCCATCATGAGAGGAATAACCATAGGCACCTATGGCTATTTTTGTTCCATCAGCAGATAAGGATGCTGCTATGCCTAAATATTCAAAAGATGCACTCCCTTCAAAGGTGGCTCCAATCTGACTCCAAGACCCTCCACTATATTCGAAAACTTTTACTTCTCCTGCTCGTGACCTAGCTGGATTTGTTGCGTTTTGTTCATAGGTGCCTATAGATACTATTGATCCATTTTGGGATAAAGAAAGTGAAGCCTTGTTCGAGAACGTGCTATCTTCTGTTCCATTAATAGACAATCCCAGTTGAGACCAGGTTCCACTACTATATCGATACACAGTCACTTTCCCAAAATCGGTCCCAGCATCGTCATTATATGCAGAAGCTGCTGCAATTGTATTGCCGTCACCCGAGATAGTAACTGTGTGTCCTAACCCGTCACCAAAGCTAAAGCCGGAGCCACCAGCCGCACCCGTGTCAACTACAGTTTCACTCCAAGCTGTTCCATTCCAATCATACACATATACCCTTCCACGTAGGTTTGTGTTTCCAAAACCACCATATCCTGGAGCACCCACGACCAATCTTAAACCGTCGCTCGAAACAGACGCAGACTGTCCAAAATAATCAAGTACACTGTCACCATCTAGGTTACCTCCACGCTGTGCCCATGCCCCCCCTGTGTTTACATATACCTTTACCTGTCCTTTGGAGGGAAAAGGTCCGGGCTCTTCTCTCCCTCCAACAGCTATAACACTACCATCACCAGATATAGAAACTGCTTCACCCAAACGTGTATTAATGTCGCCACCATTAAAAGTGGAACCAATTTGTTCCCATTCAGAACCCGAGATGGATGAGAATTCTGTAGACACTAAATTATTGTGGTAGATATTACCATTTAATTTGAGGTGACTACCGACTTCTATATTTGATGTGGTGATTAAACCGGTTGTATCATTTGTAAACTGCACGGTATTTGAAGTTGTGTTTCCGAAATCGGATACAGACTGCATTGTTGTAGCTATACCAGTGAGTTCACTCCCATCACCCAAAAACTTTGTGGCTGTAACGTTGCCTCCAACAACTATGTTACTTGTAGTGACTAGACCTGTGGTGACATTTGTAAGTTGGAGGGTGTTCGAGGTCGTGTTTCCAAAATCGGATACGGATTGTAGTGTTGTAGCTATACCGGTGAGTTCACTTCCATCACCCAAAAACTTTGTGGCTGTAACATTGCCTCCAACAACTATGTTACTTGTAGTGACTAGACCTGTGGTGGCATTTGTAAGTTGGAGGGTGTTCGAGGTTGTGTTTCCGAAATCGGATACAGATTGTAGTGTTGTAGCTATACCAGTGAGTTCACTCCCATCACCATGTAGGTAGGTGGCTGTGACGTTACCAGTTGTTGCCAAGTCACCATACACTTTAACACGGAGGTCTTCGGAGGCGAGGGGCACGATGGTTGAACTACCCGCACTACTTTCGGTGTAAGCCATTACGAGTTCATCACTAGATTCTAAATATCCAACAGCTACATTTGAATCGGGTCTATTCATAAGAAGACCCAAATCTAGGACTGCATCGGAGGAAGTATTATTCTTTCCAAGTTCGACGATAGCATCTGTGATGTTTAGGTTTTGTGTTGCAATTAAAGTCACATCACCCTTGAAATGTATATCTCCACCTACAGTTAGATCTTCACTAATATAGGTGTTTCCCAAAATATGCATGACATTTGAACCATCATCATCTATGTAAACATTTGAACCAACTGTCAGCGTATGACCTTGTGGATTTGTGTTAGCTATCGAGCAGGTTGGTGCGATGTATACCACATTTGATGTTGGTGCTAGGAACTGTTGGTTTCCAGCATTTAAGACCATTGTATGTTCAGCCTGGTCTTTGATATCCTGTTTTTTAACTTGACTACCTAGACGAACTCTTGTAGAACGTTCAATAGTTGGTAAATTTTTAACTCCACCCCTGAGACGGAGCACCAAGTGAAGTGTAGATTCTTTCTGAACGTTGTAATCGGCAAGTGTTCTACCATCTTCTAATTGTTTACCCGCAAAAATAAGACGTTGTTGATCGGGTGGGATTCCCTCTTTGTCTTGTATTTTCGATTTGATATTATCTATGGTATCAACAGACTCGACTTCAAGAGTTATTGTTTTACCTGTAAGTGTCTTGACAAAAATTTGCATACTTACTATTATTATATGTTCGTATTTTAATTTGCATAAAGTAGACCAGCCATCCCATTTTCAATTCTCAAAATATTATAGTTGACTGCATAAATTGGGTCGTTGATTGGTAGAGTTTTACTCATGAGTTTGACTGAATTAAGACGACTAAAGTTCAATGTTCCTGTAGGTTGAAGTGAACTGGTTGATAAACAGAAGCAATATAAAAAGAAATCTGGGGACGTTACAAAATTTGTATGATAAAAGTTCATTGCATCTACAAAGTGAGGTTGACACCATTTATAGTTCGATGTATCAATACCATTTATATTTAACTTGACTTTATTTGATGTTGACGTTAAAGCTCCGTCATGTTCAGTGTTAGAACACGCGATATATTTAACGGGGTGACTAAATGTAAGTTCTTGAACGAGTTCATTTGAGGCTTGATTCTTTTGAACTTGAGTGATAAGCATATCGTGTTTCCGTGATGCAAAGCTTCCTCTTTCTTCATTATCTAAATAATAATAATTAGCAAATACTTCTATATTGTATGCACTTGCATTTGGTCCCCAGTAGATTCTAAGTTCAACGTTGTGATAATTAAGGGCTACTAATGGTAATGCACATTTGGCACCTTCACAAAAGAAAAAACGGAGGGGGTAAAAAAATGATGATGCGCTTGCACCTGGATGTGTACCATTTGAACTTTTTGAAACATTTTGTGCAAATGTATCAATGGCGATATTTTCTGTAAAAATTGAATCTTGGGTATCTATGACTGAACCACCAATCAGAAGTTCAACCTTATCTACTAGGGTTGTCCAATCTTCAATTGGTAAAGATTCATTCATGTTATCAGCAACCATGTAAACGTAACCTAAAAGATCACCTGTTTTTTCAATTTGAACACTGGATAAGGAATTATTTTTCACCGCTCCAAGAATGGTTTGTTTTTCCGTGGATTGTGAAAAATTAGCATGTCTTTTGAATGTTGAACTAAAGAAGGATATTTCCGGGTTACCCACAATATATTCATCCTGGGCACCGATAGCGATCAATTGAACAATACCAGCAGACATGGTATACTACTCTAAGGGGAGAAAATTACAGATTGGGTTTCCTACACACGAAACGGAGGACTATAAAATTATTTTCGGCGGGACTTGGTGGTTCAATGAGAAGACCATCCTGATTTCTTATTTTAACTGTTAAACGACTAATTGTTCGAATGGGGTTTATATACTGGGTTACGATTGGATAGTTGTCTCTAAAACTGATTATTCCAAGATCATCTGTTGTTACGAGGCTCGCAAAAGAACCTCTTATCATACTCATGTCAGACTGCCCCGTGAGAACATTTGATGCTCGGTCGGAGAAAATGGAATCAAGTTCTTCTATAGAAATATAGCAGTGTTCACTCCCATTTGACGGGGTAACTGTGTTAATTCGAGCGGCAATAAGTCTAGCCTGAACAACATTGTGAAGTGGTTGGTTCAAAAAACATGTAAATGTATTTGCACTGGACTGACCAATCGTATCAACTGTGATTGTATGATACTCATAGTTGAGGTCTGGGATCATTTCCGTTGGCGATGTGATGAGAGCCATTTATAGTTAGTTTAGATTAAAGATCCACCAATTCCTTCGGCAATCTTATAGGAAGCATGGTCACCTACAAGCTTTTGGGCGCCACAGAGACCACCTGGGGTTAGGCTCTTTGTGTAGGGGCTGTCTTCCTTACCCGATCCTGGTACACATTCCATGCGGTTCTCGAGATCGAAGATGGATTTGTCACTGACAATTTCGATCTCGATTGGCATGGGCTGGTATCTGCTGCTTTTCTTCACGATACCTAGAACCGATATGATTGAAAAAAGTATGACGATGGATGTGAGAGCATTCCTATTGGTCTTATTGAACTTGAACATTTATAATGTGTCAACATTTTTTATAAACTGCGTTAAAGGTAATTTTTTTAGTTTCTACATAAAGAGTAGATGGATGAAGAAATAATCATCGACCGTGGACATACGACTGTTATGAAATTGGACGCCGACGAGCAAGCCCTGATGGATGAAATTGAGATTTCAGCCCCCCGTCCCCAGCCTGTACCCAGACCCGCTCCTTATCGACCACAGAGACCCATGCATCAAGAACAGGAAACGATGGATGCCTTTGTAAACCCCAATAAGCAAACAGCTCCAAGGCAACCTATACAGGAGGAGGAGATTGATTATGGTGAGGATGAACCTATGTTTTATGATGATGGGGAGCCCCAAATGAATGGCGTCCCTCCAGGTGAGCAACCCTCTAAGGGGTACACATCAGTGGATGAGGAAAAGTCGGATCTCATCAATAAGTTGACACGCCTTGAGAAGAAAGGTTTCGCTGTGAATAAGCGCCTGAATGCATACTCAAATGTTGAAGAACTTAGGGCTGAGGTTAAGAGGATTACCTACAGCATCGATGTGGAGCAGTCTATTCGTTTCTCTAGGCGAATGTTGGTGGCGTGTGTGACTGGTCTAGAGTTCCTCAACAAGAGGTACAACCCTTTCGAGATTCAGTTGGAAGGCTGGTCTGAGTCTATCATGGAGAATGTCGATGACTATGATGGTGTATTTGAGGAACTGTATGTCAAGTATCGGTCAAAGGTCAGTGTAGCCCCAGAAGTCAAGCTCATCATGATGTTGGGTGGTTCGGCCATGATGTTCCACCTGACCAACTCGATGTTCAAGTCGGTGATGCCCAATATGAATGATGTGATGAAGCAGAACCCAGACCTAGTCAAGAATATGATGAACGCTGTTCAGAATACAACACGAAATCCTGAGGGACCGGCCACAGAGGCTCCAGTTGGTGGGACAGGGCAGTACGAGATGCAGGGTCCAGGTCTAGACATTTCTAGTTTGATGGGGGGCATCATGATGCCACCTCCACCCCCAATGAATACTACACCCCCCACAATCCAAGAAGAGGAAGACGTCTCCGACATCATGTCTGTCTCTGGTGATTCCACTGGTGGTGAGGTGAAGGAGGTCAACGTGGGGGCCACAAAGACTAAGAGGACCAGACGAAAAAAGAAGACCGAAATTAATCTCTAAATAATATATAAATGATAGCGTACTGTCCGCTTGAGGAGGTAGATCCTCCCGTCCGACAACAGAAAGTTGTCGAAGAACCGGTGGAACCTAAGGAGCCAACGGTTGGTCGCGAAGAAACTGAAATGAATTACGTCATCATGGGTTTCATTGTCGGCGTGATTATTCTCGCCGTCTCTGATTCCATCAGGGCGTAAATGTAATAAATCTACCGAGGGGTTTTCCCCCAAAGTAAATTTAGTATGCGAAAGATGTGAAAACTGTAGTACCAGATTTGATATTGAGAAGTTTTCCACCAAGAGCAGAATGGATTTTCGAATATATGTCATATGAATATCCAACTCCAGTGGCGTTTACGGGTCTAATAGATATAGTGTTAGATGTGGTCGTAACAGTCGGACTCCACGGATTTGGATTTACACCACCGAATAGTTTCTTTATACCTATAGTTATCGGTACAGTAGACACTGTTCCGTCACTTGTTCCACCCTGAAATTCTAAAATCATCGTACTTATACTGGAAGGGTTTGAAGTTTCTCTCAATTGGGTAATTACCCTACCATAAAACGCGTTATTTCCGAATTCCATTGTAATAGTTTTATCTCCAGGTGGTGCACTGGGTGAGATTGTTACTACGTTAGAATAACGTTTACACGCCATTTCTCCATCACCATCATTTGTCACAACACCACCCTTAAATTCTGAATGACCTTCAGAATTAATTTTCAATCGTTCAGTTCCCTTTGTTTTGACTGTGATATTTTGGTTTTCTACGTTCGACGTGGAACCACCCATAGAAATTTCACTTACTTTCGAAGTAGCTGGATTCACAGTCTGTCCCGCACGTAAAGTAAGGCGTTGTGTTTGGGGTTCACCAACGGCTGTTTCTGTTGTATCGGCTCGGAAAACAGCTGAGTTATCGGCTGATACTTCTTCTGTCTTTATTTTTCCCATGTCGATACCACTCGCTGCCGGGGCTGGTGCATCTATGATTACCTTTACTGGAGGAGTATCGAGTTTTTTTGTAAAAATATGTTCCGATAGAATAAGAACACGGGGCATCTCTATATTAGTTACCGAATAAAATACCCGCCATACCGTTTTGTATTCTGAGAATGTTGTAATTTAATGCGTATACAAATATATGTGTATCTGTCCTATTTGACCCCCTTTCGGCATTTCTTATAATAATTTTAGCGTTATCCAATCTACTGAAGTTACATGTTCCACTGGGACTGTATTCCGAAGAATTCATACAGAAATGGAATGGGAAATATCTTGTGTATAGCATTACCTGGTTGTCCGCTCTAAAATCGATATGAGCAAATTTTGATTTCAAATAACTTTCAACTGTATGAAAATACATTGGAGACATACTTTCTAGTAGGGGTGTTCCATTTAATTGGATATCTACGGTTTTAAATGTAAACCTGTCATCTACAAATTCTTCTGATAATGTCCCAAATCCAAAAAATAAAGACTTCACGGGGTGATTAAATTGTGAAATCTCAAGGCTATTGTAGTTAGTTGTACCAAAATCGATTGGATATTCAATTCTTTGGACTTGTGTAACAATCATATCAATTTGACGATTGACAAAACTCTCCCGTTCATCTGTGTCCAAGTACACATAGTTCCCGTATACAGAAATTCTCTTCTGTGCGTCCGTTAGACTAGCTTCTCCAGGTCCATTAAAGTAAGTTGTATCGAAATTAACTTTCACTTCGACTGTGTGATTCTGTAAGGCTACCAATGGTAAATATGCCCCACCATCACAAAAAAAGAAGTGTAAAGGAACAAACGCGATATTACCAGGATTTGATTTTACGTTTATTTCTTGTGATTTAGTCCAGGTATCGGCTAAATAGTTTGCCCAAATATCATTATAATAATCGTAGTGTTGGGAATCAATCTTTTGACCACCAATGTAAAGATCAATTGTTGAATTGTAAAAAAGATTTGAAGAAATGTTAGCTTCCCCGGTTCCTTCAAACCACATTGCATTTATAATGTCACCATAGACCGGGATAGTAATAGAATTATCGGTTTCTGTTATTTCTTTTATAAATTTGGGAGCCTGTGAGAAATTTTTATATCTCGCAAATTTTGTTCGAAAAAATGAATGACCATCTTCACTCGTAATATAAATATCCTGTACACCCTTAGATACTATTTGTATTAATGCACCAGACATTTATTTATTAATTAGATTATAAAAATAGACACTTTCCCTGAGGGAAGTCATCTTTCTTCTTTTCTTCCCCCCCCTTTCCGTGAATATTGAATCCACCTTGGCGGTACACCTTCATTCTCTTATAGTACATCGCTGTAAAGACTGACCATGGGTCGTGAATGTCGTAAATGTGGGGGTTATTTTTTTTACCCTTGGTCTCCCTCATGATGCGTCCAATACTTTGAACAATGTCAGACTTGGGTGAAGCTAAGATTACAGTGTCTAAGGTTGGTATATCCAATCCTTCGTGGGCTTGACTGAACGTCGCGAAGATGATCTTCTTCTTTGAGGATTCTTGGAGATCCTTCTCTTTCATACCACCCATGTAGAGCCCAGAGCTCTTTGGAAAACATTGGTGGAGAAATTCACAATGAAATCTCCTATCGCTTAAAACGAGGAGTTGCCTCGTTCCCACTGAAGCCTTTTTTACAAGTTCTACCAACATTTTGTTCCTATTCCTGTCTTCGATCAACTCTGTGATCATATTGGGCATAGAGATCTTTCCATTTCTCATGGAGGGTGGGGGATTACGGTAATTGAAGCATTCGTAGGTGACTGTAAATACCTCCACCTGTTCCTGATTCTTTCTCTCCACTGCGAAGAATGTGGGTCCCATGAACCAATGGAGGACTTTGGTGAGTCCATCCTTCCTTTCTGGGGTCGCAGAGAGACCGAAAATATGTTTCGGACACAACTTGAAGAGAGATTGACTAAATACTTTGGCACATATATGATGGGCTTCATCTACAATGAGGGTTCCCACACTTTCAAAGTCTCCAAAACTATACTCCTTTAGGGAAAGAGATTGTAACATGGCGATGACAAAGTCGCAGTCAACCTGTTTCTTATCCTGTTGGACGACACCAACTGTAGCCCCTGGACAAAACTGTTGGATTCTCTCCCTCCATTGATCAGCTAGGAACTGTTTATGAACGACAATCATGGTTCTGTATCCCAACGTACAGGCTATTGCCAGGGATACGGTGGTCTTCCCAAAACCACACGGGAGTGAGAGAACGCCATGACCCGCCTTAAGAGCTGCAGCAAGTGCTTCATTTTGGTGTGTTGCGTCTCGAAGGGTACCGGCAAACTTCGTTCTAATCCGAGTGGGTTGGGGTCTTCGATCTTCCTTAGGTTCACCAAGTTTCTCGATACCATAGAAGCGCGGGACACAGATACCATTTTTAGTCGTTTTAAAAACTTTAAAAGGTGGTGGTGGAAATCCGTAATCCCCATTGACTATAGGTCTTACGGTAAGCTCCTTTTTAATTTCTTGGAGGGGTCCCTCACCTGTGAGGTACCCAGTTCTAGTGAGAACTGTCATGTCCTTAAATATCATTGTGAAACTTTAAATATATTCGGAAGAATTAAGAATCCAGGTAAATCCTGAGTGATTTCCAACATTCCAATATCCCTTAAATTCAGTTTCAATCTCCACTTCGTCTCCCTTGACTAACGACTGTATAGGTTTACCTTTGACTTCGCACATCACCCGCCTATATCTAAATGGAACTTTCACTTTGAGGATATTTCCTTCTAGAGGATTGTCTGGTGTACCAGTTGTTGTGAGAAAGTGTTGTTTATAAAGATGAACAGTGTTTATTTTTTTTGAAATATTTTCTGGAATTAAAAAACGAATGTACATCTTCCCATTGTATTCATACATTGGTTCATAAACGGATGCTGAAATTTTCATTGATGTCTATTACGATATACTAAAATTATAACTATAAGTATCATAAGTAAAAGGATTACAAGTTGACTAACTGTAAATGGTTTTATAGGCTTTCGTGTTCCAAAACATTGGTGACTAAGTGACCTAGAAACCTCAACTGCAGATTCTATACTCGAATATGGTGTATGTCTAGGAGACATCATACCACACATGGCAACTTTAGAACATTTACCGAAAAATGGGAGCTGTCCATACAGACTGAGAACTCCCGATGATTGTGAGAAAGTCCACCCATCATTTTCATTCCAATCTGCACCCCACCCAATTCTTATATCTTCTGGTGGTGGTAAACCAAGTTGTTCAATGACTTCAAGTTTTAACATTTCGGGAGTATTAGATAGAATTTCTCTGGTTATTTTGCATATAACACATGATATAGTTTTCCCGTCCGATAACACTCTAGGTTGTAAATTCCAAGGTGTTGTCGCAGCGATCTCAAGATCGGATTTTATTTTTACAGGTTCGTTATAATCAAGTAAAACATTTATGGCTCCGTATGTACTTTCACGAACCTTCTTATCAGCTTCAGGTCCCCAATTATCTCCCAAAAGTTTTAAAGCTGGACTGTTGTCTATACACAAAAATAAATATCCATCATCTATAGTCGTATTGTTGGATAATGAAGCCTTATATGTATCATCCATATATTCAACCTTTTCAACTTCAACATTGTAAACAAAATTTACACCAGCTTCAATGAGAGCATTTTCCATTTCATCACACATAAAACGTCCAGAACCCTTTTGTGTATAGGGTTTTGAGAGAGCCACATTATTGAGATTATTTACAAATTCATAGGCCGACATAACATCCCATGTAACACCGTCCATTATAAGAGGAAGATGTTCAAGAAGGGTTTTAGCACTTGCACTCACTGTCCCTATAGCATCTTTTAAACTAATACTCCTGTATTTATCTGGTTGTGTAAAAACTTTGAATATGAGGGTCAGTAGTATACCATAATCTTTTACACCAAGAGAATTTTTTAGAAATGTGGTATGCTCACCACCATCTTTAGATGGTTCGAAAACGTCATTCCAATTGATATTCATTTCTTCAAATAAAGAACGTGTATTTACAAAAGCTTTATCAAATACAACTCTATGTGCGTGAATATCTCTCATACCAGTTTCAGGTTCCCACCATGAACCACCAGCCGATGTTTTTTTGTCGTAAATTGTTATGTCATGTTCTTCACCTGAGTGAATAATCTCCCAAGCGAGGGACATCCCCGTAGGACCGGCACCTATTATATGAATCTTCATTCTACTCTTAGTAGATATTAAAAAATATCTTCATATGATAGGTATGTTGAGTATTAGGTGCAATGTGATCAAACCCTTATCAAAACCGACTCAACAGAAGGTAAAAACTTGGAAGTTTGCCGCCAAATTTTTGTGGAAAGAGCGTTTTGTGGAAGACAAAGCGGAGCTTGGCAGGTGGACGAAAGATCAACTTCTCG